GTCAGTCACTTTAAAAGACATGGTTGATAGGTTAGCTAATTGGGAAATTTGCGACGTAAGGGCGTTGAGTTGACCTTGGGCTTTACCCAAACCCTGAAGTACGCTGTCAGAGGCAATTATTTTAGAACCGTCTGTAGGAATTGTTAGTCCGGTAAGAATTGAAGAGGCTGTTCCATTGGTGCCGTGTGTAACTGTAAACGTAGCAGTGGTAAGATCGGACATTGTAACTGTATATGTATCTGTTGTACCGGGGGCGCCTGTGCCCGACGTACGAACTATTGAAGTGATTCCATTACCTGTGGCTCCGGTGGCACCAGTATCGCCCTTTTCTCCTCTAAATGCTCCTGCGTCGGCGTCACTTCTCACTCCGTTAGCCGTTATAACCGCATTATTTGCGGCCGTAAGAAGTTGTTCTACGAGTGTATCTGGTATGGGGGCAATTACACCACTTGGCACAGCGCCCTTATTTACGGTTTTAGGATCGGCCCATACCGTTGGGGTAGCGGTTCCATCTACAGTGCCATACACACCAACCTGAAGGATGTTTGTGTCGGATAATACAGAAGCAGGTATCTCAACCTCAAACTCTGTCGAAGGAGGTCCTAATACCGGAACGTCGACCTGGTAGTATTTGTTGCTGCCGCGGAATGTAACGGTCTTCATCATAAGAGCCCAAGCGTTTGTGCAGATTATCTTAATTTTCATCCCTATCATGCCGCTAGTCAATTCTTCATCGACCGTTTTGGTGATTTTTGTGCCAGAAACATTATAAGTTAACATCGTGTTTCCCCCTTATTAACCTTTGGAGTTTTGTTGTTTTCTACGAGCAGCATTCCGGGCCGCTCTAATACTCAAGCTTTCTCTTGAATTGGACTTCTTTTTAGGCTGGTTCTTAATATTGATAACATTGATGAGTGTTAGTAGGCGATTCAAGTGCCACTTCTGACACTCGAAGGGGATATTTAAAGCAACCATCCACCAATATATGATTTCTGAGGTTATGATTTCCCTGCGAACAACATCCTGGCGTCTATTGATAATCGTCGCAGTCATTGGTTCTTGTATGTAGTCGCTGACTTTCTTGATTATATCGTTTGTTATTAGAGAATAGACTTTCGGGTCAACGTTCTGGGTAATAGTCATGCACTTGATGTAGGATATGTCTTCCTCTCTGGTTCTTTTGTCCTTAGAGAGAAGCGGTTTGTGCCAGATTGACTCCCATTTTGAAAGGGAGACCAGAGAGTGCTCTAGTTGTAATGTGTATTCTTTTGAAGTCTCAAATTCATTTGTTACTTCGTTATACAATTCCATTGGAGGAATAACGATCCTTAACATCTCTGGTCCCCTATTCAATCTTATTGTGTTACTGACTCGACCAGGGCGTTTATGAACGCGGCCGCGGCGTCAGCATTGGTGACCATTTCCATAAAGATCTTACTATACGCTCCGGTCTGAGCGAAGGAATCATATGTATCCTTATTCTTAATGAAGCGCTTCCCATCGGCAGACTTCTCGCCATAGGACCGGAGAATGAGGTCCTCAATAACATCCGCGATCTGCTTGAGGTTCTTTGACTCAACGATTCTATCAATAGCTTTCATAAGGCCGCCTTCATAAGAGAGTTCCATCTTAGTGAGCTCGGCCTTGGTGAGGTTAAAGTAAAACTTCTCTGTTACTTCCTCGCCATCAAAGTTTATATAGGTTACTTCTTTAACGATCATTGGCGTTATCTCCTTTCAATTAAAAGTGAAATGTGTATTAAAAGAGTCTGGCGGAGACTCTGGGAGGCAACAGAATCCCCGCCGACTACTTATGTTGTCCTATTTAAGGACTGGGACCTGTCTTACGGATTCGTGGGTGGCGTGGGTGTCATCAGGGTCTTAAGCTCATCGGGCAGAGGAATCCTCGGTTCAGTGTTAGTTTCTCCGTAGAGAATTGTCTCAAGCGCTTCGAGAAGTTCGTCGTCGGCCTTTGTGGAGTCAATGACGACATGAGCCGTGGGCTTATAACCGGTTACCTCGACGGGAGTTGTGGTGAAGTCCCAAGAGAATGTCATGGCTTCAGGAGTCTCGTTTATAGTGTCATGACTCTGTTCGCTGGGAGAGGCGATAGCATTATAAACGAGATGAATCTTATAACCCTTGTCAGAGCCGTCGGCGTTCTTGATCAGGGTTCTGTAGCTGAGACAGAACGGAACTCTCTGCTGCTGTTTGAGGAACACGCCATCTGCGAGCTCAACGGAGCCATCACAGATAGTGAACTCGTCAGGATATGTATAGGCCTCTATACTTCCTGCGAACTCTTCATCAGACATGGGGTTGCCGTACTTAATGTTGTCGGCATACATGGGCTGGGGCTCGGCTCCAGAGGGGCTCTCCGTTATGTTTATTAGGCCGCTCCAGGGAACGCCGGTATCGAACGCGGTACTATTAGCACCTTTCATATAAAGAACTCCGTGATCTACGCCGGTCTCGAACACCCGCTTAGTCTCTTCGTTCCAAACTATTTTGGCCATTGTGGTTCCCCCTTAAAAATAAATGTAGTATACGAAATGGTTGAGATTGTTTGATTTGTATTTGCGATTAAATGTGCAGAGTGGGAGCTTCCCCACCATTTCTGGTATGATACTATCTGGATTTGAATCTATCACTATAATCTCATAACGCTTACGGTCCAAATATAAGTTATTACTGGCGTATTTAGTATTGCGATTGTTAAGATCATACTTAATAGCCGGGTAGTTCGTCTTTACCGTCTCAGGAGGGGAGTAGTATACGTAATCCGACCCTAGGAGGGTCTTAAGAAGATTGTTCAGCTCCTGTCTTGTTGCCATTATAAACCTCTCCTATTGTCAAGATAAGGCGTGGTCTTTGAACGTCGATAGAAGTTACCTTCCAATTGATGCCCATCCAGTTAACGTATCTGATTAGAGAGAAGTTCTTAAAGGCATAGGGGTCAGCTAAGATGCTGATGCGGTTGTCAATGACTATATTGTCGTTCGTACCACCACTATTTTGAATCTTGCTTCCGGTCCGTATAATGTCCCCAGAGTACGTACGCTCGGTGGCAACCGGCGACCATATACCAGTTCCGTCATCGACCGTATCAACGTAACCAACCTTTCCGCGAAACTTAGCCATAGTAAGAACTCCTCTCTATGTATCAAATATTAAAACTTAAGCTGCCACACCAGCCGGACGTCTCTCAAGGACTATGGCAGACTTTGGTCTGATAAGGGCTCCGGAGACACGAGCCTCAATGAGGTACTTCATCTGGTTGTAGTCGATGTCAAAGTCATCAAAGAGGGACACCTGTCCACCCTTGTCGGCGCCGATGGCATAGTCCTTCATGTTGACCATGATGCCTATAATGTCGTTTTCCTGATCATCGCTGACGACTCTGGTAGCCGTGTTCATGGGCTCGACCTCAACTATCTTGGAGACACGAAGAACGGCAGCCAGCTCGGTAACGTCCTTGTACATCCTGCGCTTAAGGGAGTCCTTTATGAGCAGCATCTCTGTCAGAACATCGGTGGAGACAAAGAGAGTGGGGTTACCGGAGCCCTTGTAGTATTTACGCAGCCTGATGAACTCGTCGATTATGGTCTCATGGTCGGCGTCCTTAGCAACAGAGCCGCGGTGGATGTAAACGTTAGCATCATCGGTGACTATCGGACGAATATTAAGATCATTGATCTTATCTTCGTCAGAAGCGGCACGGCCATCTCCAATGAGAATCTGCCTAGCAAGTTCCTCGTCGAGCATAACACGCATCTCACGCTTGAGCCACAGAACAACGTCGAAGTCGGTGATGTCGATAAGGTCGTCGCGGTCGAGTTTTTGCTTCTTATAAATGGTTGTCGGGGTTGTAACACGCCTCAAGAGAGGAATAACCTCATCCTTTTTGAGGCCGCCGGTGACGTAACCCTTAGCACGGGCTTCATCGGCAGTTATATCGGCAACAGTTGTCCTTATGCGGGAGAAGGGTTTGTGGGTGGCTTCGCCAAGGACAATGTCAACCCAAGTAGTGTCTCTCTTTATAAGCTCGGGGCCATCCGTGTTGGAGGGGCGGGCATCAGGGAAGAGAACTTCAATCGGATTAAAGCCATACTCTTCGGCGTGGGCTAAGAAGCTCTCCTTGAGGGAGCCGCAGCGCTTGCCATCGGCGACTATGGTCTTAAGCTGGTCATGAGTAAGGGTGTTGCTCTGGCCACCCTGTTTGTTAAGGGCATCAAAGGCGTTTTTCTTCATTGTGTTATCTCCTTCATCATAGTTATGTTCGAGGTCATCGTCGTCATCTTCGTTGTCCTCGTCGGCGCTTTCAAGCGCATGAGAAATCATGGCATATGCTACGGTCTTCTGCTCTTCGTTGAAGGTGTCGAATATATCGCCGATGGTCTTACCATCACCGGAAGCATGCTCTAAAATCTCACCAAGCTCGTCACTCTGAGCCATCTCTCCGCCACCGAGAGCATAAGCTATAAGAGCGTAGACGACATTCTTCTGCTCCTCATTGAGGGTGTTGAATACGTCGCCTATAGTCTTCTCTTTGGCGACTTTCTTGGCCGGGGGAGGATCGGCGTGTTGAATATAATCGTCGTCCTCGAGTGCGGAATGTTCAATGGTAAGGCCGGTGCGAATGATTACTTCGACGTTTGCATCCTCATCGTCTTCCGCATGGGCTAAGCTGATGTCTGTAATGGTTGCGCCAGGGTTGGCCCCAGCAAGAACAAGACTTACCTCGCGAATTGCTCCGTGAATAACATTCTTCGCCTTCTCTTTGAGGTTGTTGGCATAGATTGAGAGATAGCAAATATCGCCATGCTGAACCAGAGCTTTGGCGTTCTGGCCTTTTTCGGTTTCATTAAAAAACCCATAGGCGAAAACGCCATCTTCACGGTTCTCAAGGTAGGCGTGCCCGAGAATGTTGTCGGGTTCGTCATGCAGATGCTGCCAGACAAGAGGAACTTTTGCTCCATCCTGATGCTTAAATGCGTCCTTCATTATTGTGCGCCCATCGGAACACTTAAGACCGCACTTAGTAGCATACCCTTTGAAATCGGCTTTGTTTTTGTTAAACATTTTGTGATTGGGCTCCTTTCAATTTATTCGCATCTAACTGCGGCTGCTCCTGATGGGGCATTTGGTCTGATGCGTTTAGATTCTTATTGCGTAGTTCATCAGCCTTAGGGTCTTTTGCGGGTTTAAGTCCGATAATAGACCGTATTTCATTGGACGACATAATCTCGTTGCGTGTGAACTTGTCTGCAATCTCTGCAATACTTGATACAGGCATGAGACTAAATGCATCTTTGAAATACATTATAGACTGATTCTGCGAACGAGCAGTTTTTGTCAAGTATTTTCGCTTAAACTCATCCACAATTGCTTTAATAATGACTCCAACGGTTCGATTGTGGTAATTCAGCATTGTAGCTTCATCCGCTTTACCCGTGAAGACGTCCTCGGTTATCCCCAACTGGCTATATAGCATACTCGTCAGATACTCGATTTGCTTCATAAGGTTGTTCTCGGCAGGGCGATTAAGCTGAGTAACACGCTCAGTTCCATCGGTATATGCAATGCCGTACTTAGTGCCGGAGAGCTGCATCTCTATGTCTTTCCGACGCTTCTCTGCCTCAGCACGTTTAGTTTCATTCTTGATTACGTACGGCAATTGAATAATAAGGTCAAGCTTTCCAGCACCACTCTGTTCATCAATGGCGTCGAGTATTGCGAGCTTCCTAACCAGGCGCTTGAGAGTGCCATTAGGCTCATTCATGACAGAATATAATGGATTCTCAATGATAGCCACAATACTCTTTGGATACCAGAGATCTTGGTATATGCCCTTGCGGTCGTCGTACAAATGTATACAGACTTCTCTTGGTCTCCATTCAACAATTTTACCAACTCTTAGAGAATGAATATCATAAGACTTTGTGAGAAATGGATCGCCAGTCGTCTCTATGGGAGCGACGGCCACAACCCCCTCGTCAAACATTGACATGACTAAATCCTGGATTAAAGCGCTTCCAGTCTGATCAATATTTGCTTCGGTGGTCAGACAGGTATTAAGCGCGGAGTCAATAACCTCCGAGAATCTCCCATTTTGATCGGTACGGACGTGCATGATGGGTATAGATGCTACATCCAAAGCAATCCTTGTGTATAGGGAGATGATTATTGAACGCTCAGAGGTTAAACGAAGTCTTGGGCGTTCGAGTCTCATTGGGGATGCGTTGACATTCCATCTATTACTCTGTGGGGAGGTGGGGTCACGGCTATTGAAGGCGTTCCACGCATGTTTCAGCCTGGTGTTTAATGAATTTGGCAATTGGATTACCTCCTAATCCTGGGGTTAACCCAAAGTTTAATATGCTGAGCCTAAGGACATCCTTCTCCAGTTTTTGTCGGTTACCGTGTTTGTGTCAATGCAGACGTATTCATAAGTGGTGTCAAACATACGCTGGCCCTTAAAGCCAACCGTGCCATCAACACCGCCACTTAATTTAGTGACACCAGCTGGAAATGAACCGTTAGCCATATCTGCAGCAATGGTTATGTTATTACCAGCGACTCCGGCAACGTCTGCTGTAAGCACAACGGTATCGCCCGCACCAGCAGCAGCACCTACGCCCTGAGTATCAGATATTGTTATAGCAGCAACAAGCGCAGTTATAGCATCAGAAGCAGAGCAATCTATTCCCGAACCAAGAACATTCGCTGCAAATACATTTGTTGCAGCTGTAAAAGTCTCAGTCGTTGCGATGGTGTCGCCGACCGTTCCTCCGACAATGGCTATGATACTCGATTCGTCGTTCTCAAACGGTGTGGCTCTAACCAATGGATGCGGAATATTAACACCGTCAACACCAGCAACAGCTTTTACAAAATTATCCTGAGCTTCGTCGATGTCGGCGCCTATAGATATTTCCCCGTCAGCAGTGTCGGTCCCAACAGGAACAAATATGTACGTCTTATCACCGAGGGTTACGGTGTCACCCGACGTTGGTTGGGTATCCATTGTTAATGTGCCAGAAGACGCCGTTGTGCTTAGAGAAATGTCAACGGCTATGTTAGTCGCCGCTGTTTTTGTCTGAGCAGCATCGGCCAGGAACTCATAAACGTCAGTTCCGATGGTAACAGTCTCTCCGTCAATAACCACACCAGTGAGTGTTAAGGTCGCTTTGGCATTTACAGCGTTAACCGGAGTACCTTCAACAGGAAAGTTATTAATGATCTCATCGATTTTATCACCAAGTTTAACGGATTTTCTCTGTTCCATGGAGACATTATTAAAGACTTTTCTTTCAGTTGCTGATAAGTTTATCATTTTGTGTTCTCCCCTTTACTTATCTGTTTATTTTTTTCCGGCATTAGTAATTTTCAGGGCGTAATCGGTAGCCGCTCCAGCAAGACGTCCTTTCTGGCTCATAAGGAACTTACTAGCTACCTTCCATCCGTTCGAATATCCAGCCTTGTCCTGAAGAGTAGCAATTGGATTACCTCCTATTACTAAGAAAACTTTTAAAAAGAAAAGGAAAGTATTAAACTTTCCTGCGGCCTTTTGTACGTACGACTTTCCTTATCGCGATGTCATTGTTCGGAGTCTCAAAAACTTCTTTTGCTATTGCTTCTAATGCTCCAAGCGCTTCGTCCCGATTCTGCGCATCAATACGTATTATAACCCGATTGCTCGTCTTACCACTTTCCTTTTTGAAGGTATTCTTTATTGAATTTTTAATTTGCACCACTTTATCGCCCATAGCATGTCTTACGTCTGGTAACATAATTAATGCTGTAACGGCTAATGTCGTCACAGGCATTATTACTTCTGTTATCCAGAGTCTTGCGTTCCTGCTAGATTCGATATCCTTGTATGTCATTTTAAAATCCTCCTTTAATATCTTTCATTAAAGGATTTGTTTTTAATGCGAAGATCTCTAGACACTTTTAGCAAACGCTTCCCAACGTTTTATTGCGGATTCTATTTCACGTATGTTTTCTCGATACATTTTAGCCGTGTCAATAGACTTGGCGCTTCGTATCTGCTTCTGATTATCGGCCAACTCTTCTCTTAGATTTTTAATGAATAGATTGGCCTCATTTAGATGATCGGCTTTTGTCTTAGCAAGGTTTTCAACGACATACTTCTTTCCGGAATTAATCGTCGCTTTTGGAATGCTTGAAACCTTGGCGTTAGACTTAAGTGCTTTTGATAAGAATGCGTCAACGCTCGTTTTATTGGCAAGATACATTGCCCCCGCAGCAGCCACCGTTGTCGCAGCTGCTATGGCAACAACTTTTCGTCTAGTAGAGCGTTTCTTTTTATCGGCAGTCTTTGGAGTTTTACGCTCCCCCCATCGCATGCCGAGAACACCATAATGAATCAAAGAATTTTCCATTTTGTGTTCCCCTTTTTACTTATCTGTTTATTTTTTCCGGCATTAGTAATTTGAAGAGTAGCAATTGATTGTTTCATATCCATACCCTCAACAAGTTTTTTAGCCTTTTCTATACCCTTGGCTATGTTCTGTTGTCTTGTTGCTCTTTCTGTGTAAAAATCCTTCTTGGCGTTTGCTGTGGCTACTTTTTGTTTGGTTGACCAACTAGCATTATTACTAACTTTTCCGTCGGCGTTAGTCCGTAGATATGCATACGCCCCGGCTCTGTCGGCTTTCCTAAGATTTGCTTTGGCAGATTTGTCGTATGACTTTTTAGAGAATCTAAGGATGCAGAAGATCTTCTTTTTCCCCACTTCATTCCGAGGACACCGTAGTGGGCAAGTTCATTTGAACCGCTTATGAAATTCATAATTAATACTCCCTTTCTGGTATCAACCAAAATTATCTTTGTTGAGTTTATATGCGACCCAGGCGTCCATAAGGGCCGAGACACTGTCGATCTTCTGGTCATACCTTTTCTTAAGTAGCTTGCGATTACCGTTAGTATCTTCGAGGGTTATAGCATTCCCCATTGCAAATGACATAAGCTCTTCATCGAAGATTAGCATACGCTCCTCAGATAGTGTCTTGAGCTCTCCAAGTGGTACGGATTCGGTCCTGGAACCTTGAGGAACTTTAACGATACCAAAAGGACCGTTTTCGGTCTCCCATCTAGCAATGAATTCTTTAGCGTTGTATGGGTCGAAGCCGACACAGCAGACGTCATACTGGTTCTCCTGTATGTGCCTATCCAGGTCTTCGTATACGACCATCATGTCGAGAACAGTACAATCTAAAACAATCAATGAACCCTCGTTGATAAATTGGTCATACTTGATTCTCATTGCTCCGGGAAGACGCATGAGTGTAAGCTGAGAGATGTAACATCTGGTTTTGACACCGTAAGTTCCATCTTTAAGAGGAAAGAGAAATGTAAAGGCGCAGAAGTCGTCACCCTGAGACAAGTCAATCCCTAATGCACAGGACATAGACCAAAACTGGACCTTACGCTTATGAGGTAGTGTCTCTTCATATGTAAAGAAGTAGGTATAACCTTCCATTGGGATTCCGAAGCGCTTAGCGAGAATATCATTCCGTGCTGCAGGGGCGTTTTCAGCCCGCTCGACATCAAGCTGGTAAGTTTCATAAGAAACAGTCTTTCCGAGATTAGGATTGGCTTTAATCCACATTGCTGGGTCGCCAACTTCTCGGATATCGTCGAGTCGGTAGTAGAAGATCGATACATGAGGGTTATAGTATTCGCCCCGAAGTATCTTCATGAGTTCCATTTTGATTGTATCGCCAGCACCATTACGAACTGTTCCCTCAGAACTCATTGCAACTATGAGCCAGTCATCAACTTTGGATGCTCCCTGCTCAATGGCACCGACAACGTCCTCTCGAACGTCTCCTGAGAGCCACTCGTCAATGGTTGTAACCTTCGGTCGGGGTCCTTGGAGTTTGTCAATAGACATTGGGCGCACTTCAAGTAACGACCCAGTAAGAAGATTCTCGATTCCCCTTTTGGTTGGGACAAGCTTCTGACGATTAGCCTTGGAGTTGCTTGTGTTGGGGGCGGGACCATAAGTTAAGAACTTATACAAGGGCCCTCGTGAACGTGTGATAGCCGTTCTTATAGGGGACATGACTTCGTCGGCTTGCTTCATTGTCGGGGCCGTTGTAATCTGATGAGTTGTCGAGGTGTCGATGTTAAGAAAGTAGTTTTGTATGCATGAACCATACATTGACTTTGCGGCGCCACGAGCAACGATTAGATACTGTTTGTTTACGAGCCTCTTTTTGACCATCTTGGTAACATACTTACCGCCATGGTTGTCTGGGTTTGGCTCATAGATACTCTTCTCCATGAAGTAATACCAACCAAATATCTGTTCGGCCCAGAGTTTGAATGTGTCTAAGAGGATCAAGTCAGCGCCATCAGTAAGAGTGAGCTCGCTCTCACAGAATTTAATGAATCCCTCTACCGCATCCTCATCATAGTAGACTCCGCGGTTGGCAATGAGGGCGTCAATTCGGTTCATCTCCATAACAATCTCTTTGCAGACTGGTATGTTCCCTCGTAGAACTTCGTCACGGAATTGTCCGTAGTATTTTGGAGTGGCGGTATTGGACAAACTCATAAATTAACCTGTTTTCTTAAGAGCCTTGGCTATGTCTTGACCGAGAGGCGATTTATATAAACCATATAGCCCAGTGATTGCAGTGCCGGTTGCCGTAACTGCCTTAACAAAGTTCATGCCCTTTTGGTAATTATTAGGAACAAGATTTTTGTATTGCTGCTCAAGTTGAAGTCGTGTTGTAAGGTCCTTAAGTTCCTTTGTTGAGAGATTTTGATACCCTTTTGATTTAAGTTCAAGAGATCTCTCATAGTCAGTCTTCTTCCCAGGCTTCGGAGGTGTTAAATCCTTATACTGCTTCTCCAACTGAAGCCGCGAAGTGATGTCTTTGAGTTCTTTAGTCGGGATTTTCTTAACTTCATCGTCGTCATCATTAGATGCTGGCTTCTTCATTGATTTTGCTTTTGAAACAGAAGCCTTACGATTACGTCTTACTCCCCACTTCATACCTAAAATGCCGTAATGAGCTAAGAAGTCGTCAACTTTATGTGATAATGTTTTTTCTTCCTCATCATTAGAGAGGACGTCCTCAAAGCTGCCCATTCTGGCAACAAAATTTGCATAGTCTTTGTCCAATGGCATAGTAAATTCTCCTCTCTTAAGACGCGTCGACTGTTATGGCGAACATGTTACGTTCGGAGTCGTATTCTAACTTGCGATATGTAAGTTTGTTCGGGGCAAGAATTGCTTCCTGGTTGCTTCTGGTGTTAACAAGTGCCTTCCCGTCAGAAGTTTTTGCGTCGGCAAGGACACCTGGGGTCTTCTTGCAGTTAATTATCAAATATGTGTTATAGGTTGAGGCGGCGGTAGGATTAACTGAGCGCCAGGTATCAATTGCAAACAACGGAGACGTACTTGTGGAAAATACTCGATTCTCAGAACGAGATTTGCCAGAGAACCCCTTCGAAAAGCTCGCAAAAGCCGCAGCAGCTTCCTTGTCATCCAGCGCGTCGAGCTTTTTAGAGATTCCATCAATTGAAAACTTCATATTGCAGCTTCTATAAACGGTTAAACCGTCAACAGAATTCTTAGCAAGGGATTGCTTGAGCTTTTTAGCGTCCTCAGCAAACTCTTTAGGTTCGCCGATAGCCAAATAGCCATTGATTCCTCTTGAGTATCTTGCCGAGTCAGTATAGGTCTTAAAGCGCTCTATATCAACGTCGTTTAGATTATTATAAACGGTGTCGGCATGAGCTTTAATACCCATTGTCTCGACCGCCTTTAGTGCGGGCTTACCGGTCGGAAGTACACCAGTTTGCTTAACTTTCATGTTTGTGTAATCAGCCAGCATTTTGGCGGTATCGTTGGCATTGTTAGTGATTTTGCGGACTCGATACTTGAATTCTCTCGGATTTATTTTGGCTCCAACTCTATAGACAGCTTTTTCAACCTTCTTACGTACACCCCATTTCATTCCGAGGACACCGTAGTGGGCTAAGAAGTCGTCCGCCTTATGGTAAAGCGAATCAATGGGTTCTTCCGTTGAGATTTGCGGGCAATCGTAGGAACTCATATTATTAAGAGCGCTTTTTCGCTTTAAATCGGCTATAAGATTTTGAACCCGATTTTCCATTTCAAGTCGGAGCATGATTTCTCTTAGTTGTTCGTCTGTAGCGCCTTTGATAGATACTGATTTATCAGCCATACTAGTTAATCACCCTTTCCGCCTGGATGTTAAGTGTCCATTCGAGTTCTGTAAGCTGTTTGTTAATCGCCTCGACTAGGAAGCCGCTTTGAGGAGGATCAAACATGAATCGAACTTTCTGAATTATGTAGGTTTTAGCACCCTCGAGGTCATTTCGATCGCCAAGTAGATCGGACCACAAATCATCTTTGTCGGTTATAATGAATCCGTCCGGTCCTACACCGATTTGACTAAGGCGATTTATGGCGGTGTTGATAGCCATAGTTATGTCAAGGTCAAAACTTAAATCGTCTTCCTCGATGCCGAGGGCTTTTTTGACCGATGTTAAAATACTGTCTCTATCTTCGACCATAGAAATTTATCTCCTTTCTTAGATTAACTCTTGGTAAGGATGTCCTGACGATAAGCTACACGGCCGGTGGCATTGACACCATTGCGAACTAGATCCATATTGTAACCTTGGTCAGCAAGGGCTGTAAACACCCCAACTTCCCCGCGTTTGGCTATGTATCGAAGAACTTTTCCAGAAGGAGATTTAATGTCGGAAACTTTCTCGTTCATTAGCTCAGCAAGTTTCTTGTTGTATTGGTTAACATAGGTTTTACTAAGTTTTCCAGACTTATTGAGGACAGATTGACCTGCTAATTCGTTTTTTTCAAACCGAGCCATGTCCTTGCTGACTGACTTCTGAACCTTAGAGGTAATTTTAGCACCTTTGGTTTTAGCCCATTTAAGGTCCCGCTTATTTTCTCTTTCCAAGCGCTTCCGTTCACGCCTCACGCCCCATTTCATTCCGAGGACACCATAATGGGCGAGATAATTGGTTTCGCTTATGAATGTTAAGCTATCGTTTACCATAAGAGCGTGTCTCCTTTCCTGCGTTCTTTTGGTAACCGCCTCAGGAGAGAGGCATCGCCGTAGTGAATTGCGTTGTGAGTCTCGTGGGTAGTGAGTATCATGTTCTCCGGGTCGAGAACTATGTCGCGACCGAGCTCTATGTCTTCAACTGTTATTGGATTGATGTGATGCACAACCGGACGACCAAATATCTCTCGAACTGGAATGGCCAAATCACAACCATGGTCGCGAACATAGATGTAATTAAGGGCTTGCTTCCACTCTCTTGAGTGATAAAAGGCTTGGTTCAGATATCGGTCGAAGCCAAAAGTTGATTTACCAACCGAGCCATGTACTCGTAAGTATTCGTAGCGTTCTTCGAAGGTCGGAAGACAGATTAATTTACTATAACACTTAATCATCTTCGACTCGTTTCTGTCCGGAGTATGTGCTGAACGCATCAATGGCTTTCTTGAACATCTCCTCCTGCTCTTTGATGGATTTGAGTTGTTCGATTTTGGCCGCCAGGAGTTCATTGTGCCTCTCGAGATTTGCCCTTTCGAGTCGAGCGTTTGGAGAACCCATCTTTAGAAAATGAACTGTCTCTTGAGAGGTTGCCGTACCTTCTATCAACCGCTTTTCGACCAAATCATAAGCGTATTCAATTAGTTGGTTCTCCCTTTCTTCGGGAGTTCGTCCAGGCGGTCGCCTTGCTGTTGACTTTCGATCTGGATTTGACATGGATGCCAATAGTTACGACCTCCTTTCGATGTGTTTAACAATAGTTTTGTGGTAGTTTTTTGGATGTCTAAGAAGGGACCTAGAGCTCTTGAAAGGAGCCCCGGCTCACCATTCCGGGGTAACGGACAA